GCTGCGCCTCCATAGAGGCATCTTTGCAGCGATGTAGTATTGAATGGGTATAATTAAATTATGCTCATCAGGATTTAATTTCACCATAATAGGTGATGTTGCTATTCCTTTTTTACCATAGATTCTATTACCTACCCATAAACCTACAATTAATAATTCTTGAATTGTAAGTTTTGTAATTTGCATTTTGATAATTAAATTACCATAACCATCTATAACTTTTACTGCTGTTCCTATTTTTCCAATACTACCTATAACTGTTTTGGATGAAATATAGCTGTAACTCAAACTCAAGTTTAAACCATGTTCAGTAAGACTAGCTGACCCACCAATTGAACTAGAACCAATAGGATTATTGTTGGTGTCGTAATAGGTGGTTGTAACTGAATCTGTAGTGACATGATTTATCTCATAACTATTTGTATTTGCTCCACCTGAGGCATTAAACCCAGCTTTATTGATATTAGACAAATCCATTAAATGATCAAAATACTGACCCAAGTACCAAAGACTTGGGCTGTGATCTGTCTGTAAATCAATACCCCACATCACATAAGCGTGATCCATATCTCCAATACTAGGATTTGCATTTAATTGAGAGCGTAATTGTTGAATGTTGATGTTGACCTTTTTCAACATTTTTTCACTTGTTTGATACAGTTCTGTGGATTCATGGGCTTCATCACAAAGATCCACATTATAATATCTAATAGGTACTACAGGTAAATAAGTGTCAGTTGGGTAGTCATTAATATCACCTGAAAGTTCAGGATATAAATCTAAACTTGTATCATAAAACCAATATAAATAAGGAGATGTAGGTAAGCCATGTTCGTCTAATTCTGTGTATCTGGCGACTGTATAAAGTACCCCACCAGTGACAGGTATTTGTAAATCAAATACCTCCTCATACTCATCAAGAGTTACCCACCGATTCTCATACTCGATTGGGGGGCAGTTAATATAACAAGGAGGATCTGGGTATATAGGGAATTGTTGTATAGTTTGGAGAGCATAGGTAACTGTGACATGCAATTGATCATCATGCTCTTCAGTGTATAAGACAATGGTACGTGATGAGGGATTTGAATTATCAGTTAGAACTNNCCACGTAATCGTGTTAATTCAGGTAAAATTGATAATCCTGTACTGCCTTGGGTTGCAAAAGCATAATCTACTAAAACAGGATTATCTAAGGAAAGATCAGTTTGGATGATAGGGGCAACAGTTGCTTCTTCAACTGCAAAAAAACTACTAGCTCGGCCTGTAGGTAAACCAAGAGTATAATCACTTTCTGCATACTTATATACTTGCCTCATTTTCATGGCAGTACCTGTAAGCATGGTTTCCATCATAACATCAACTATATTATTATTTTCTAATATAGCTGACATCAAGGCATCTACCAATGGGTCCTTACCTGCATCCATAAGATGCATTGCAGCAGAGCTTACAGAAACTTTTTTCTTACTACTGAAAAGACCCATTAGTAACCTTAATTAGTTAAACGTCAATACCGTCTTTTGCTTTATTTAATACAGAATTAATCTCAGTATCTGCAAGTCCTGCACCTGCGGCATCAGCAGTATCAGTAGTTTGACGTACTGACCAAGTATCAACCATAATCTTAGCAAGTTTTTGTTCAGCATCACGGTCAAAACCATCGGTCTGTTTTTGGAACAAACCTTTTTGTTTTTCAATAATACCTTGAACATTTGTTGAGTTATTATGCCCTAAATCACTTGGAATATAATCACTGGTTTGTGATAGTTCTGTTACTGCTTTTTGATCCAATAAACTAACTTCTGATGTTGTTTTATCTTGAAGAGCTTGGTTCTCAACTTGAGTTTTTAACTCTTCATTGGATACTCGGCGATCATCAAAACCGATTTGAGCATTATGTAAATCAATGCCTTTACGTATAGTGTCAATTTCTGCTCTGACTTTACCTAAAACGGCTAATCGTCCTGTAGGTGGGGCATAGGATTCACATGGATTATAAGTATTCATAAAAGCCTCTCCTTAGGATGTGCATGAACTACATACAATAGGTTCAATAGTAAAGTTATCATCAGAATCAATAGCATTAAAGCCAAGTCCTTGAGGAATAGAATCATCAGTTTGAGTTAATTCAGTGACAGTTTTCTGTCGAATTAAACCAATTTCAGAAGATGTTTTATGAGCCATTTGTTCATTAACCAAATGTTGAGAGGCAGTCTGTAAAACGGCTGTAATAGCTCCAATATAAACGGTAGCATACTCTTTACCAACGATACGACCTTCATCATACTCTTCTTGAAGGTGTAGTTTAACCGTACGCATTAATACATCAAAGGCACCAGTACCATTAAGAGCGATTGTGGTAAGTTTATTTATAGGGGTGGCTAAAAGGTTGTCGTTACAACCAAAGCCTTCAGGAGACACACTTGTATCATCTGAAGGCCAACCACTATTTTTTAAATCAAACGGTTGTAAACATAAAGACATAATATCTCCTATAATTCGCCAGCATTAATAGCCTGTTGACGGGCTAAGTCTTGAAGCTCTTTTGCTGTAAGTGGTGGTAGAGTCTCAATGGCAAACTCAGGAATGAGTTTGTGTTTCTTGATTCGCTGGCCTTTAACTTTAATTTCGAAGTGAGACATATACTTACGGTTCTTTAGTTGGGTCAATAAAAGTTGTGGTACATGCCAACCGTTTTCCGCATTGTAAGGAATAAACTTTTTAATGGAACCAATGGCGGCATTACCTACTGATAAGATTTCACCTTTCAGACTGCCTTTAATTGGGTTCATATTTGTAATACGACAACGGACCAATTGAGAAGCATCCTTACGTAAGCGTACACGACGCTGGCCATTAGTTTCAGTAACTTTGGCTCCTTCCGATTCAGCTTCAACATCGATACCGTTTAAAATACCATCAGCTTGCTCAAGTGATACAGGTTTAACAGGCTTTGTCTGGTGTTCCTGTATCTTCAATTTAAGTTTTTCCGCACCAATTTGAGAGCTAAATTTAACCCCCATCATCGTAGCTCGCTCTTTAAGGAGATCTAATTCAGATGGAGTATTGTCTGATGCATCATTTTCATTTTCAATATTTTCAGTCATAACAAAATCCTTGCCCATATTCGTGTCGGGCGACGTATTAGTAAAAGCCCTCCTTACCTAATGGTGAGGAGGGCTGAATCAAACATTTAAAACCGTTACTACATTCTTGCTACAGTTTTAAGTAAAGCAATTCGCTCAGGACGAAGAGACATAAAACCGTAGTAGAATTTAATGGACATAAAGCCAGTCTCTCCATACTTATCATTAGCATAGGATTCTGGAGAACCAGGCTCAGAATGCTTGATTTTAAACTTAACAGTTTTACCTGAAGTTTGAAAACCAATAGTAGTGAAAGATTGATCACCAACTACAAGCATAGGGAAAACATCATATGCTCCACCAGACTCACGATAACCATCATTTGTGGTTACATCAGCACCAGCACCTGCCCAATGCATCATCTCAGGAACGACGATCATACGGAACTGACCAACTGTCCCAATTTCACCATTGAGAACTGTACCTGCATTTGCATAATGAGCAATACTGATAAACGCAGGATTATCAAAATAATCTTCCATGCGCTCAAGAGTTTCAGTTAATTCAGAACCAACGTACATAATACGCCCGGCACGAACAACTTTGGTATCAATCATACGAGAACCAGAAATAATCTTGGTATGCTTAGGGCAACGATTCTCATCGAGTTGAACGGAGAGGCGAGAAAGATCACCATAAGTAACCTCAGTCACAGCTCCAGTTTCACCAGAGATCTCATCATCAGAAGCAGCATCACCAGCAAAATAAATTACACCAGCAGCCTGAAGAAGATCAATCTGAATCAGATCTTCAGTAATCTCATTGGCACCGAAAATCATCTCACGGTTAATGTGCATGGACTTATCAGCATCAGAATCAAAATCCATAGATTCTTGAGTATACTCATCGAAGAAACCATACTTCTCCATAGTACCTTCAAGTTCAACACGGGTGAAACCAACACGATTTACACGGCCGCCATGCTCAGAGAGCAGAGGCATTTTACCAACGATAGTACCAACATCTTTACTTGAACCATAAAGATTACCTACAGACGAGACACCATTACCGTTTGAATAGGTAACATCATCAACAACCCATGCAGGAGTCAGTGCTTCGAGAGCAGCTTTGGTGGTAGCGTAATTAGTATCGAAAACCTCGTTGGCTTTAAAATAATCATTGGCAGCAGTTTCAGCAGCGGTAGAAGCAGCTCCATCATTTGCACCAGCACCAACTGCATAAAAATCAGTGTTGATTCCAGCAGGTGCCCCAGGTTTACGAATAACAATAGTACACTTAATTTCTGCGTTATCAAGACCAGCAGCATCAAGCCCTTGGTCATTGATATTTGCGTCATCAAGCATAGGTACATAGTGATACCGTTTAATCTTCTTACCCATGTGCTTAGGCATGGCAGTGGAGTCAGCCAGAGGACTAAAATATTGCTCTTTTTTAAGCTCAATAAGAGACTTTTTAATAAAATGGTCAATACGGATTTGACTACCGATACTGGAATCGGAACCACCCGCAGGGTCATTATAGGACATTTGCCCTGTGTCATTTACAGCCATTGATATATCCTCTTACGTTTTAGGTTTTTACCCAAAACTCATATTTTGTTTAAGGAAATCTTCGTCCGACATATTAAGTGGATCGTAATCCGCCTTATTAGGTGTCGCTTTAGATTTCGATGTTGAAGAACTGGCAGCAGCCTTTCGTGCTTTACGCTCGGCATCTTTGTCAGCTATTGTAGTGTTCAGGGTTTGCTGTGTAGGTTGCTCTGTCTGTGTGGTTTGAGGATTAGCTGTAGGAGCTGCCTGTGATTGAGTGGCTTGTTTAAACAAGTTATTGGCGTTCATGTGATCGCCCATTTGTTTATAAGCTTCAAAATCTGGTACACCTGCTAATTTACCCAAACGTCGTTCATAAGCTACAGCGGCGGCGACTTGATCATATAAGCCATTTTCCATATGATCATTAATCGTCTTAATGATCTGTGGATTCTTCGATACAACTGATCGACTGGCTTCGTCCCATTCCTTACTGAGTACGTTAAGAGTTCGGCCATAATGTTGGCTGTCTTGAATATCTTCAAGGACCTCATCAATCTGAATCTCTGCGTCACTTACAGTACGTTGTTCTGGAACGTAATCATTGTCACCTTCTAAGTCAATATCCAGAGGGTTAGTACCACTATCTTTCAATAGTTTCTTAATTGCCTCAGGGTTTTTCTGACTTAAATCAATTAAATAATTAAGTTTTTCTGGCTCAAGTAAATCATGCTTGTCCAGAAGTTTCAAGGTTTTTCGATGAGGAGCAATACCATCCATCTTCTTACTGTAATTTGCTCCCATCTTCATAAGCGTTCTAGCATCGTCAATATTTTTGACTTGCATCAACTCACCATTGG